AGCGCAGACGCGGCCGCAGGAACACCGCCTATGACTCAGAACATCTACGACAACCCCGATTTCTTTACCGCCTACGCTGCCCTGCCGGTGTCGGGGGTCTCGGTGGGCTCGGCATCACGGCATACACCAACACAGGCGGGATCCTCGACCAGGTGCACACCTATGGCGGCTGGGCCCCAATCACCCTGCACGATGTCTCAGCGGGGACCTCGACCAACGTCAACCAGATCAGCCAGGCCGACCTGACCACGCTCGTCGCGGCCATCAATTCCAAGGGTGTCGCCGTGGCGACGTTCGGCGACGTGCTGCGAACGGCGCTCAACCCCTAGAAAGAGGAGATCATCATGGGATTCACCGTCAAGGCGAAAGTAACCAATATCGAGGCATACAACAACGGTGAGCAGCGGGTCGATTTCATGGCTAACTACGTCAATGCCATAGGCGAACGGGTCAACCAGGATTGGGCGCAGGCGACTCCCGGTTTCAGCAACACCTTGTTCGTCAAGGATGAGGTTGTGGAGCGCCAACAGATCCAGATGGGTGACGAGTACACCCTGACTTACACCAAGGACTGATCACGTGCCGGTCGAGCGAAAGGTCAAGGCCAGCTCGCTCACCGCGCTGCTGTCCAGCGCGACCGTCACGGGCCTCGGTGAACTGCTGGGCTCTCCGCTACCCGGTTGGGCCCAGACGCTCGTCACCGCGGCCGTGACGGGCGCGCTGAGTGCGCTGGCCGGCTGGCTGGCCAAGCACGAACCACCGGAACCGACTAGGGAGTGATCGTGGACACACTGACCGTGACCAACATCTTGCTGATCATCATCGCCGTTCTGTTGCTCGTCGGCCCGGTGCGTTCCTGGCGGTAGATCAGCTACCATCCGTGACAGAGGGCACGACACCCCGTGTGCCGCCCGGCCAGCACCCTGGTTGACCCAGCACCCTGGCCATGGCGTCGAGAACGGCACCCCGTGCGAGATGAGATGAAATTGTCCCTTTTCGCACGAACGAGGAGTGATCGTGGGAAACCCGTTTGTCGAGGGTCTGCGCGCCAAGCGCGAAACCGAACTCGACTTCATTCGGAGCGTCGTTACCAAGGCGCAGACCGAGAAGCGTGACCTGACCGAGCAGGAGCAGACCGACACCGTCGCCGCCAAGCTGCGCGCCGACGCGTTCGCGGAGCAGATCAAACAGTACGACTGGCTGGATGAGGACGACGCGCAGCGCGGCGCCGCGCACGGCCGCGTCGCCGCCAAGGTGAACGCGGACATCGCGGCCAAGCAGAACGGCGCGACCGGCTTCCGCGACGGCCAGGCGGCCGTTTCCGAGGGTGAGCAGGACCGGTCCAAGCCGGACGCCACCGACGACGACGGTCAGCCGCTGTTCCGCTCTGCGTCCGGCTGGTACACCCGTGACCGCGACCCGGGCCACTACCGCTCGGTCAAGGATGGCGGGCGCCTGAGCTTCTTTGGCGACATCTTCGCCGCTCACGTGCACGGCTCCGAGGCTGCCACCAAGCGGCTGGCCGAGCATCACCGCGCCGCGTTGCCGGTCTACTTCCAGCAGGATCGCGCCGTGACTACCGGCTCGGGCGGTACCGGTCTGATCGCGCCGCACTGGCTCGTCCAGGAGTACGCCGAGATCACCCGCCAGGCGCGGTTGCTCGCCAACCGCGTGCGGAACATCCCGCTCGGTGGCGACTACCGCCCGCTGACGCTGCCCAAGCAGACGGCTGGCACCGACTCGAACGTGGCTGTGCAAACCACGGAAGGCACGAACAACGCCGGCTGGGGTACCGACGCCTACACGAGCAACGTCGACACCGTCACTCCCAAGCCGTACGCGGCCTACCAGGATGTGTCGCGCCAGATGCTCTCCATGGGCGTCCCGGCCATTGACGAGCTGATCTTTGCCGACATGCGCTCGGTCCTCGACTTCAAGATCGAGACCTTGGTGGCCAACACCATGTTGGCCGCGGCCGTCGCCGGCGACACCATTCCGTCCGACAGTTCCGGTACCGCGTCCGCTTCCTTCCTTCTCGGACCAGGTGTCGCGACCGGCGCTGTCATCGATGCGATGATCACCGCGTGGTCCAACCGCAATTTGCCGCCCGACATCATCACCAGTTCGATCCCGCGGTTCGGCAAGTTCCGCAAGCTGGTCGACTCGGCCGGCCGTTCGTTGATGCCAGTCAGCCAGTACCCGAACTTCAATGCCAATGGTCAGGTTGACGGTACCGTTCAGGGCACCTTCGAGGGCCTGGACTTCCTGCCGACGGCCGGTATGGGCGCTGGCAGCACGGGCCCTGAGAAGTTCCTGATCGCGCGGTCGGCCGACACCATCCTGTTCACCGACGACATTCTCCAGTTCGAGTTTGACCAGGTGGTCGGGCCCAGCAACATCCGGCTCGGTATTTGGTCCTACGCTGCGTGCATCACTCGCTACAGCGGTACCGGTACCGTTGCCGTCACGGTCACCGCGATCCCGTGAGCACCTGGGCGGCTACGGCCAGCACAGAGTGGAACGAAGATCATTCGCCGAATGTCGTGGCGGACGGTGGTTTCGTCGAGGTCACCGGCTACGCACAGGCGCACGTGATCGACGACCAGGAGGGTAACCCCTCGGCCGTGTTCGGTATCACGGCGGCCGGTCATTTGCTGGCTGTGACGTACGCCGACCTGGACACGGCGACCAGTGCCTTGCGTGCGCTGGTCGGAGGCTGGGTGAGCTGACATGAGCTGGACTCCGGAGCCGGGCTGGCTGCCACCGACACACACGTGGCCGCCAACCCTCGCAGATCTCAAGGTGGTGCTCGGGAACCCCAACCCGACGCAACCGCACAAGGACGATGCGCGCGTCAACGATTCGTTGGTCGCGGCGATCAGCTACGTGCAGGACCGGCGCCGGACGTTTAACTACAGCGGCGACATCACCTCGTGCCTGCCGCCCGTTCCCGACCATATCTGGGAAGGAACGGTGCGGCTGGCCGAGCGATGGGACCGCAGGCACAATTCGCCAGACGGCGTGGTCAGCATGGGAGACATGGGAACGGGGCGCGTTCCGTCGGTTGACGCCGATATCGAGCGCATGTTGGGACTCGGTCGATTCGCTGGACCGGTGACCGCATGACCACCACCCCACAGGCGCGTCAAGCGCTGAACGACGCGCTGTCCACTGTGGAGGATCTGACGATTCTCACCCAGTACGGTGAGGTCACCTCCAATTTCCCCGCTGCTTACGTCGCCCCACCGACTCTCGATTTCATCGCGTTCAACTCGCGGCCGACCAGCGCGACGTTTTCCATCTACGTCATGGTGGCCAGTAATGACTACGTCGCCGAGAACCTTGACGATGTGCTCGAATCCGTGATCGACGCGGTGTGGAATCAGGTCGAAGATGCGGCCGTTGACCGAGCGGTTCCGGGGATCTGGCAAATGGGTGCTGCCGAACAACCCGCGTACGTACTCAACTGTGAGGTACCGCTATGACGATTCATCAGCGGCGCTTGAAGATCGTGAACTTCACGATCGCTGGTGTCGCATTCGACTGCCAGATCACCTCTTGGACCGTCTCATATGGAATCAAGACCGGTGACCGGATCTACACTTACTGTGCTGCCGGCGAAGGAAACAACTCGTTCATCGAAGAGACCGATGGCGAGCCGACCCTGAACCTCAAGTACTTGGCCGACTGGACGGCCGGGGGCATCTCTGACTACTTCGTGAACAACAACATGCTGACGGCCGCCTTCCAGCTCGATCACCACCCGGACATCGTGGGCGAACACGTCCGCTGGTCGGGTACCGTCCAGATCCAGGCACCGGATGTGGGTGGCGACGCCCGCACGACTGAGACGGAAGAGGTTACTCTCCCGATCATCGGTACGCCGGTCTACGCAAGGATGGGCTGATCATGGCACGTACTTCCGTCACCACTCAGAAGATCGTGCGAGCTGGCCTTGTGCCGGTCGCGACTGCGCCAGCGGGTACCGGCGCGGCCAACGGCGACGTCATCGATTGCGGGTTCAAGACGCTCGAAGTCACCTGTGGCGCAACGCCGACCACGGTCACCGTCGAAACCCCGGTTGTACAGGATGGCCAGCCGCTCACCGCGCTGACCGTCACCTGTGCGGCGAACGTGACGACTCGCATCGGGCCGTTCCCGTCCGGGACGTTCGGACAGACGGCAGCATCGGCGGCTTCGCCGGCTGACGTCGGCCGGGCGTACGTCGACTACAGTTCCGTCACCACCGTGACTCGGTGCGTCACGAGTCACTGAGCAGAAAGGGACCACACGGGATGTCAGCGACATTGGTCCAGTTGTCGATTGTGGACGACCAGGGGAACAAGGAAAAGATCGGCGTTCGGATGCGCGACGTTCTCCTGTGGGAGAAGCGTTTCCGAGGTCGGGGTCTGTTCATGCTCGAACAGAACGTGCACCTCGAATACCTGTACGAGCTGGCTTTCATCATCGCGCAGCGTTCCGGGCTGCCGGCGACCGAGACGTTCGGCGCACCGGATCAGCCCGGAACGTTCTGCGGAACCTACGACATCGAACAGGTAGAGGAAACCGGTGAGACCGTGGACCCTACCCAAGAGGTTCCGTCTACCGGCGCCTCATCGGACTTGCCATCGTCACCCAGCAACCCATCGAGTACTGGGAATCCTGGCTTGATCGCGACGAACGCGTCGTAGAGACGGCCATCGCGGAATACGCAAGAGCGAACAATCCCTCGGAGCCACGGGAAAACGGCTCGGCCAACGGCCAACGAATGTCCGGCTGATTGACACGGAGGGAGTTTCGACGTCGTGGTCAACGTCAACATCACGATCGAGGGCCTGAAAGAAATCAAGGCTGCCCTCAAGAAACTCCCTCCGGAGGCAAAGGAAAAACTCGTCGATGCCTCATGGGAGATCTCTCAGGATCTCGCCAAGCGCATCCGGGTCGCCGCTCGCGCACACGGTCCGCAGGATGCGCTCATGGCGTCCACCGTGGCCACGGGTGAGAAGACCGAGCCGAGCGTCACCATTGGCGGATCCAGCCGTGTCGGTCGCCATCACAAGCCGGCGTTCAAGATCCTGTTCGGTGCGGAATTCGGCGCGACGTACCTCAAGCAGTTCAGTCCCCGCAACACCGAGGGCTATTTCATCTACCCCACGGTACGCGACATGGAAGACGACATAGTCGAGAAGTGGACCGACGCGGCCAACCAGGCGATCGACGATTTCGGGGAGGGCTGAGCCGTGGCCAGCAACACCAAGACGCTCACGGTCAAGTTCAATGCCGACGTTGATGATCTGCTCAAGGGCACTGCGGAAGCGGACGGTGCGCTTGACACGGTCGGTGATTCCGGCACCAAGAACTCAAGCAAGCTCAGCTCCGCGTTCTCCGGTGCGCTCAAGGGGCTGACGAGCTTCACGACAAGTGGCGTGTCGAGCCTCGGGAAACTCGGGGCTGCGGCTGGCCTGCTCTCCGGAGGGATCGCGGTCGGCCTCGGTGCGGTCGGCGTGGCCGGCGCTGCCGGTGTCGTCGCGCTGGCCAGCCTGGCACCCAAGGTCAAGGCCGCGTTCGGCAGCCTCGGGACCGACGTCAAGACACAGTTGACCGGCGTCGCGAACTCGATCGCGCCGGCCGTGCTGCCGGTGATCGCTCAGCTCAAGACCGCGTTCAATGACCTCGTGCCCAGCATCAAGGGCATCGCGCAGGCCGTGGTGCCTCTGCTGGGCCCGATCGTGAGCGGGTTGTCCGATCTGGTCGGCTCGGTGCTGGCCAGTCTCCAAGGGTTGTTCAGCTCGCTCGGACCGCTCGTGCAGGCGTTCGCGTCCGGGCTGTCCGGGCTCGGCCCGGTGCTAGGTAACCTGTTCGGCACGCTCGGTGATCTCGTGCCGCAACTCGTGCCAGCGCTGAACGCGTTCTTTGCCGTGCTCGACGCCATCATCCCGATCGTGGGCCAGCTCATCTCGGCGTTGCTCCCGTTGGGAACGATCTTCCTACAGTCGATCTTGCCGGTCATCAACACGCTGGCTCAAGTCGCCATTCCCGCGCTGCTGCCGGCGCTGGCCGAGGCGGGCACGTTCTTCCAGACCATCGCCCCGCTGGTGACGCAACTGCTGGCCGCGATCGCTCCGCTGGTCGGTGAACTGCTCACCGCGCTGATCCCTGCGCTAACCACGATCGTCAGTGCGATCGGCTCGGCCCTGATCTCGATCATGCCGTCGATCACGTCGCTGTTCAGTGAGCTGGCCCCGGTGATCTCCGAGGTGGCCAGCGTCGTCGCCGAACTCGTCATCGCCGCGGCGCCCCTGATCGCGGCCATCCTGCGCGTGGTCGCCGCACTGCTGCCCGTACTCATTCCGCTGGTGCAGTCGCTGGTTGATGCGTTCGTCGCGCTGCTGCCGCCGCTCGTGCCGATCATTACGCTGATCGGTGGCGCGCTCGTGCAGGCCGTCGTGGCGCTTTCGCCGATCATCCAGCAAGTCGCGTCGATCCTGTCACAATTTCTGGTCGCCGCGCTGAATGCGATCCTGCCACTATTCCAGCAGTTGTGGCCGATTATCAACACGGTGTTGGCATCGATTCTTCCGTTGCTGCCGCCCCTCCTGCAATTGGCACAAGCGGTGCTGCCGCTCGTTGTCGACGCCATTCAGTTGCTGGTCGGAATTCTGACCAACGTGCTGCTACCGTTGTTCAACACATTGGTGATCCCGATCATCAACAACGGCGTTGTGCCGGTGGTTCAGTTCCTGGCCAACGTGTTCTCGACCGTGGCCAACGCGATCAGCGGGTCAATCAGCTTCCTCAAGACCGAGTTTAGTGACGGTTTTTCGGAGATCAAAGCCTATATCACAGGCTTTATCATCGTGGTCCAGACCATCGCTGACAATGTCGGCGATGCATTCGCAGCGATCGGTGGCAAGATAGCCGCTGGATTCAAGGGCGCCATTAACGCGGCGATCACGGGTATCAACTCGGTCATTCACGGCATCAATACGGTGACCGGCGTGGTCGGAATCCCCAAGATCCCGGACATTCCGCATCTCGCACTCGGTGGCACGGCGCGAGCGGGGATGCCCTACCTGGTGGGCGAGAACGGACCCGAACTATTCACGCCCGGCCAGACGGGCCGCGTTACGAGCAACGAGCAGTTGAGCACCGGGCCGCAGGGTGACATCGTGGTGATGATCGGGAACGAGACGATCGCCCGGCTCACGCAGGCCCAGATCAGCAAGAGCAATCGCAGCCTAAACCAGCGCGTCAAGAGCGGATCGGGGAGCCGATGACCATCGCAGCCGCCATCAACTCGGGCGCTCCACAGTACGTGGTCGTCACGGTCAGCAGCGCGCCGGCGAACGCCTCGACCGTGCTGATCGAGCGCAGTATCGACCAGGTGGCCTGGACAACCGTCCGAGGCACAACGCCACCGGCCGCGCTGTCCGGTGGCGCGTTCACGGTGAACGATTATGAATTCGTCGACAATACGGTCAATTACTACCGAGCAAGCTACTACGACACGAGCGCGCCGGCAGCCACGGGCAGTCCGGCCGCGGCCAGCGTGACCACATCGGCCGGCGCGTCGGCCAGCGTGACGCCGACGATGCCGAGCGGCCTGACCCTCGGTGATACCGTTTTCGTGGCGCTGGCCTGTACCAAGAGCACGGGCGGCGTGCCAGCAGCGCCGACCGGCTGGACCGCGCTGGCCGCAGCCACGCCGGACTGCGTGGCGCTCTACGCGGCCGACTGGACCGCGAGCCTCACGATCCCCGCGTTCACGGTCACTGGCCTGGCCAGCGGCGACAAGGTGATCGGCAAAGCCTTCTCGATGCGCAACGTGGCCCCGAGCGTCGCGAACGCCCAAGCCAGCGTGAACGCCGCGGCCACCGGCATCGCCTACCCCGCGTTCACCGCGCTGGGGGGCACGAACGCGGGCCCGCTGATCGCGTTCATCCGTTCCATCAACACCTCGGTCACGCCGGCCGCAACGACGAACGACACGGCCACCGGCTACTCGCTGCTGACCTATGAGAACAACCCGATCAGCATCGGTGCTGGCACGATCACCGTGGCCGGGGGCGTCTCGGCCACATCCAGCGTGATCCAGGCCAACATGTCCGCTCGGCTGTTCGTGTCGCAGGAGATCGGCAGCACCACGCCGAGTCTGGGCACGATCGCCTGGGTCAAGTTCCCGACGCGCCCGTACCTGAACCGGCAAGTCGTGACCATCGACGTCGACGACGTGACCAAGAAGTCGCGCAGCGGCACGTTCGACGTGATCGGCCGCACGATGCCCATCGCGGTCACTGACCTGTTCAGCGGGCGCAACACCACCGTCACCGTGCGTGCTGTTGACCGGCCGACCACCGATGATCTGGAGAGCTGCCTGGCGGCCGGTGACGTGATCTTCCTGCACGCGCCCAAGGGGGCCGTCATGCCGACGGGATACTTCGCCACCGGGGATATCGTGCGGAGCCGGCCGGCCAACACGGGAGCGGTCCGCTACATCAAGATTCCGATCACCGAGGTAGCTCAGCCGTCGCCCGTGCTGGCCGCGGTGCTCTCGACATGGCAGACGGTCATCAACACCTACGCCACCTGGCAGGCGCTCATCAATGCCAAGGCCACGTGGAACGACGTGTTGCAACTCGTCGGCAGCCCGAGCGATGTGATCACCGGATGAGGCCCGTATCGAGCCGTTTCCTTGCGGCAGTAGGTAGCTCGCACCGGATGAACGTCCGGGCAACCATCCTGACCACGGTCGGCCAGAACGGCACCACTCCCACCGGGACGGTCGTTCCGGTCGAGGATGGGCAGATCACCTTCGACTCGACCGCGAACGTGGTCAGCACGCTGAACAGCCTCACCACCTCGTGGAACTGGCCGGTCAACTTCAAGGATCTGCTGACGCCGTACGGAAATGAGTGCTTCATTGAGCGTGGGGTCGTCTACGGCGATGGCACCACCGAGTGGGTGTCGATGGGGTATTTCCGCATCGACACGGTCGAGCAGCAAGACGCTCCACAGGGATCGATCGAGCTGACCGGCTCCGACCGCATGCAGGGGATCATCGACGCGCGCATCACCGCGCCGATCACTTTCGCAGCAGGAACGAGCGTGGCCGGCATCATCACCGCGCTAGTGAGCGCCATCTATCCGTGGGCAACGTTCTCGATCGACTCGTCGCTCACCACCGCACAGATCAATGTGGCGCAGACGACCACGGATGACCGGTTCGGGTTCATCAACGATCTGGTCACTTCCTACGGCATGATCATGTACTGGGACTACCGCGGCGTGCTGGTGGTCAAGGCGCCACCGTCACTGTCCACTCCGGTCGCTACGCTGCTGACCGGTCCGCACGGGGTCATGACCCAGATGTCCCGCACGCTGTCCCGGGACGCGGTGTACAGCGGGTGCGTGGCGAGCGGTCAACAGGCGACCAGCAACGCACCACCGTTCGCGATCGTGGTCGACAACAACCCGATCAGCCCGACCTACTGGTACGGAAACTTTGGCCAGATCCCCCAGTTCTATTCCAGCTCGTTCTTGACCACGGTGGCGCAGTGCCAGTCGGCCGCTCAGTCAATCATGCAGAATTCGACGGGGCTACCGTACGAAGTGGACTTTGGTTTCGTGCCGAACCCGGCATTGATGCCCTGGGACCCGGTGACCATCTCGACCGACCAGGGTGGAATTCAGACGGAAAACCATGTGCTCAAACAGCTTGTGATCGGGCTCAAGCCGACCGACACAATGACTGCCCAGACGCGGCAATACCTGAATGGACAGTTCAGTGTCATTGGATGACATCACGGGCCTGTTCGGGGCACCTCCACAAGGGATGGGCAGCCCGAGCCTGATCGTGCAGGGCATCATCACGTCATTCTCCACAGTGGACGGCTCGAACACGGTGCTCGTCAACGGTGGGGTGCTGACCAATGTGCCGATGCTGCTGACCGGTGCGGAAGTCAACTACACGCAAGGGGATCCGGTTCTGCTGATCGTGCTCGGCAACACGTACATGATCCTCGGGAAAGTAGCCGGCGTGGCGACTCCGCAGTACGCGTCGGCCAGCGCGACGACCACCGGCTACTTCCAGGCCACAACCGGCACGATCGCCTACAGCCCGAGCGCGTTCGTGACGCTGGCCACGGCCAACATCACCGTGCCGACGTGGTCGAACCGGATGACTTTCGCCGGCATCGCGGAGGCGCAGTTCATCGGCACCTCGGGACTCGACGTCGACGTGCTGATCGACCAGGTGATGAACGGCAACGACTCGGGTGGTCTCGACGGGTGGTCATCCGCCGGCGGTCACAACCAGGTGTTCTCGAAGTTCCAATCCGGCGTGCAGACCGTCATCCCGGGCTCGACCATCACGGCCACATGCCGGTTCCAATCCACCGGATCGGGCAACATACCCAAGGGACAGGTCAGCGGAATCTGCCTGTTCTCGAAGATCTGAGAGGAGTACGTCATGCCCGCATCAACCCCAAACTTCGCGTGGCCGTACCAGTTGCTGACCGACCCGCCCAATGGTGCCTCGCTGGGCCATGACGGTCTGATCGCGGCCGACGCCACCGTCGCCGCGGAGGTGACGAACCGCATCAACGGCGACAACACCTTGCAAGCCAACATCAACGCGGCCGGCCTCGGCCGGATGGGCAGCTACCAGAACACCTCCGGCGCGACATCGGCCACGAGCGAGGTGAAACTTGGGCAGTTCACCTTCACGGCCAACGCCGCGCGCCGGTACCGGCTGTTCGTGAGCGGTCCACAGAACAACGTCGGCTCGGGGACTCTCCAGACGGCCAGCCTCCTGCGTGCCCGGATCCAGTCGGGCAGCACGGTGGCCGTCGATGGGGGCACGGTCGCGCTCGAAGTGCAGGCGGTCGACTACGGAGGGCTGACCGAAATGACGTGCGGCGTCGTCGAGCTGCCGCCCGGCACGTTCACCTCGGGGACCTGGGCAGTCGGCCTGTTTTTCCAGGGCGTGCTCATCAACTCCGGGACGAGCAAGTACGGCAACGGAGCGGCCCAGCCGTCCATCGTCTACGTCGATGACATCGGCACGTGATCGGTGACTCACTGTGCGGGCTGTCGTGACGTACAGTGCGAACTGAATCGTCACTGCGCGCGATGGGGAGCAAGATCAAATGGCCGATTTCTACTTGTGGCTGATCGGGTTTTTGGCTGTGTACGCGGTTTCTCTCAGCGTGTTCGGCTTGCGAAGCCTGATCAAAAACGTTCAGCTCAGATCCGAGGTCGACACATGGCGTGGCGCGTTCGACCGGGAGAAAGAACGGGTAACCGATATGGTGGCTGTGCAACGCGACGCACAGCAAGCCAAGTCGATCAGCATTGCCGTCGCGGAAGCGGTCGGAAAGGTCATCCGGGAAGGCCGTGACAGTACATGAAACGGTTTCAGGAGTGGCTGATTCGCCGGTTCGGGACACCGAGCGCAGATGCCCTGGCGGCGTTTCAGGAGGCAGACGAGCGCGCCAGAACGGCACGCCAGATCAGGATCGAAACGGATGAGGGAATGGGGACTATCCGGCGCATCGCCCGGGAGAATGGTTTCGAGAAGGCGGTACAGGCGACGTTCATCCGGAGGTCAGCGTGATCAACATCATCGCGATCGCGCTCACCGTGGCGATGATCGCTGCGGCCGTCTGGTTGCTGTGCGTGTACACGATCGGTAACGCATGGTATGCAAGCCGTGTCGGCCGGGCGCTGGTCACGCTGGCCAGCGCGGTGGTGTTCATCGAGATCTACTCCCTGGCACGCCGGCTGCTCGACTGGCCGGCGTGGACCGCACAGATCGAGCAGGGAATCATCCTGCTCGCGCTGGTCATCCTCTGTCTGTCGTTCCACCGGGAACGGCGCGCGGTACGCCGCGCCGAGCTGGCCGAGAAGAGTCACCGAGTCGAAAGGTCCGAATAGTGAACATCCTCGAAGAGATCGAAACCGCGGTCGAGTCCGCGTGGAACAAGCTCAAGCCGCACGTCGTGCCCGAGGCCGAGCAGGATGCCAAGGGTGTGCTCGACGACCTCAAGACGCAGGCTGGCCAGATCGGTCAGCAGGCCGTCGCCGATGCCAAGACCGACGCGGCGAACGCGGTCGTCGACGTGCAGAAGGTGGCCACGGACGCGCTGACCGCGCTCGGGCTGCCCTACAACGATCTGCCGACCGAGCAGCGTCCCACGCTGCCCAGCGACGTCGAGCAGGGTGCCGTGGCCGGCCAGCCGACCGTCGACGTCGCCCCGACCACCGAGGCGCCGGCCAGCGAGCCCGTGGCCGCGTCGAGCGCGCCGACCGCTCCGAATGCCCAGCCGGTCGAGGAGAGCCCGGCAGCGGCCAGCCTCGAGCAGGCATCGACGGCCGTGACGACCGAAAACAACCCGGGCGTCGTGCCCGCGCAGTCCTGAGACTGCTCTCCCGAACGGGCAACGCCCCAGCTCACTAGTCCTGAGCTGGGGCGCTGCTGTGTGAATCGGCTAGTGGGCGTGCCGGTTGACCTGTCCGGAATTGCTACTGTCGTACCACTCGCCACACTCCGTACAGAACGCGTCTTTCACACCCTTGACCGCTCCTGCCTTTTCGGCCTTCTTGGGATTGGTCTCGTTGCGGTGACGGTCATCCTTCTTGCCCATGATGATCCTTTCGTTGTTCGGCTTACATCGGGTCTATCGCGGAACGGGGTGAATTCGTTACGAGCACACCCGAATGTGGTGTCCCACACAGACGCGCACGTGCCGGTAGGAGTCACCTTGGACGGCCGTGACGGGCGCATCCGGGATCGAGGTTGCCGACGGCATCGGCTTGGGCGTGCTCGGTACCGGAGCGCTCGTGCTGCCCGTGTCGGCCGCGCTCACGGAGATGGGCACGACGGTTGTGTCCGGGTCGTTCGGGATCGGCGTGGGAGTCGTGCGGCCGTTCCCGGTCGCGACCAGGATGATCAGGATGATGGCGACGACCGAGCCGACGGCCCAGCGGGCACCCTTACTCAGGCTGCGCCAGAATCGCACGGTGATCCTCCTCTCGTTTCGATTCGTTAGCTTCCCATTGCTGGGTCAGCTTGTGGTACTCGACGAGCATCTTGTCCTGGCTGTACCAACCGTGTTCGAGTGAATCGATCAGCCCCATGAGCCGACCCTTCTCGACCGCGAGCCGCATCGCCGTGTCCCACCCGTCCGCGGCGCTCATCAGTGCCACGCTCCCACCGCGACCATGGCCAGTCCGGCAACGATCGTCGCCGTGACGATGGCCGCGACCGCCATGCGACCGATGAATTCGTGCACGCTCATCAGGACTCCAGGGCGAAGCGTTCGCGGGAGCTGGCCGACCAGAGCCCGAGGGCCAGCGCGGTGGCGACGAGACCGAGCAAGGTCAAGCCGACCGACGGTGCGGCGCTGAGCAGGAAACCGCCTGATGCCAGCATCATTGTGCACGACGCGTCGAGCACGAGCCATGCGATCGTGTCCTTCATGGTCTTCCTTTCGAGACACCCGGTGGCCAGTCGTCGGAGCTGACCACCGGGGAGCTTGTTGTGTCACCAGCATGAGCCAGTGCGATCCAGTCAGCAACCCTTTATGTCCGGTTTCGTTGGTAACAATCAGGTACTTGACAGACTCGATCGCACCGGAGCATGATTCAGTCATGGCGAACAAGCGAGTTACCCCGAACTGGACCACCGACCACGAGTTGATGGGCAAGCGCGTCAGCCACAAGCACGTCAAGGGCTCCACGGGCGTCATCGTCGAGGTGGATGTTCGCGACGGCCAGGCGTTCGGTCTGCGCTACCGGCTGGACAAGCCCTTCATCGACCCTGACGGCGGCAAGCACGTCATGGGCCAGGTGCTGCTCAGCAGCGCGGACGTGACCGGATGAACCGGCCAACCATCATCGACTTCTTTTCCAAGGCCGGTGGCGCGTCGATGGGCTACCACCGTGCCGGCTTCCGCGTGATCGGCGTCGACATCCAGCCGCAACCGCGCTACCCGTTCGAGTTCGTGCAGGGTGACGTGTTCGCGATGTTCTGGGATCTCATCGACCGATACCGTCCGGTCGCTATCACCGGATCGCCCGAATGTCGGGGCCACACGCCACTCCAGTCGGTCGCCGGAGCCGGCACGACGGGCTGGCAGCTCGCCAAATTCATCCAATTGTGCGAGGACTACGGGCGGCCGTACGTGGCCGAAAACGTGATGGCGGCTCAGTTCCCGACCGACTACCCAGCCAACCTCGTGCTGTGCGCCGACCGGAATTTCGGCCTGCGCACAGTGCGCCACCGTAAGTTCCGCTGTACCGGATTCGAGTGTCCCCAGCCGCCCCACCCGAAAGGCCACTCGGCGCCGACTAGCACCAAGAGGCGCAAGCACGACTGGGACCGGGGCATGCACGTCTCGATCACGGGCGATGTCGGTGTGTACGTCGGTAGTGAAGCGATGGGCATCGACTGGATGACCGGCAACGAGCTGAGTCAGGCGATCCCGCCTGCCTACACCCAGTACATCGGCGAATACCTCATGAAAGGAATTGATCATGGCACGCAAGCCCACCGCGATTGAATTCAGCGAGCCGGCCACGATCGCGGAGATGATCGAGGCGCTGGAAGACCTGCGCGCTCGATACGGTCCCGACGCACAGGTTCGCACCCGCAACTACATCGAGTTCAACGCAGCGGGTGGACGCGTCAGCGCGATCACGGCCGAGCCGGTTACGGACACGAAATGACGGAAACCGAGATGCGCTTGACCGAGCGCAGACGCAACGCCATCGTGCGCGCGAACGACACCGAACGCGCGCTGTCACACTGGACTCACCAAGCCACCCGTGAGCCGATCCGGGATCGCATCTTCGCCCTGATCGACCACGACGCTGGCCAACCCCTACCCGAATGGACCTGGGCACGATGACTCACCGCGAACCACCCAAGCGCACTGGCGCCAAAGCCGAGCGCAAGGAAGACCAGGAAACCGTCGATCGGTTTTTCGGTACCGAGGACGCCTGCACAACCGGCTGGGAAGGCCCGGAACCGGAGGGCTCGAAATGATCGATCGCGAGCTGCCCAAACTTTTCGCCCAAGAGATCGAGGCGTCGACATGAAGCGCTGGCAGGACAGCGCGGCGTGCGACGTGGCCGACCCGCGACTGTTCGATCCCATGACGCCACGGGAAGCACAGCTTGCGGGCAACCACCCCGATCGCTGCCTGCGTGTCCGTGCCGCGCTTGACTACTGCCGGGACTGCCCGGTCTGGAAAGAGTGCACGCTGGACGGTGCTGACAACCGGCTCGTGCTCGTGCTCGGCACCTACGGTGGAACCTACGTCGGGACCGATGAGGCTAAGCGTCGGCGCTCGTGGGCCACCAAGCGTGCACGGCGCCGGCTCGGGGTCAGCCCACAGGCGCGCATCGCCCACCAGGCCGACACGGCAGCGCGCAACGTCGCCATTGCCGAGAAGGTCGAGAGCGGCTGGACCATGACCCGGACGGCCGAGCACTACGGGATCTCGGTCAGCCGGGTCTCGCGCATCGTGAGGGAGTTGGCCGAATGAGGACCCGCAACGCCACCAACCGCAACGCCCGGGGCGGCTCGGACCAACGGCGTCGGCGCAAGCAATGGTTGCTCGACGAGTTCGGGGATGGCGAGAAGGCCCGCTGCGCCATCGCCGGACCGCGGTGCATCGGCATGGTGGTGTTCGAGACGTTGTGGGTGGATCGCTACCCGATCAAAGGTGCCGATGGTGGGACCTACCAACGTGGCAACATCCGGCCGTCGTGCGGGCCGTGCAACATGCTCGACGGTGGCCACTACGGAGCCGTGCGCAAGGCCGAGAAAAAGCTACGATCGGGTCAGGACACCTCACCCGAGTAAGGACAGCCTATGCAAATCTATGCCGATTACTCGGCTGGCCGACCCGGTGGCGCTGCCCTGCGCGCTGCCGGGTTTTCCGGCGCGATTCGGTACCTGTTCGCCGGCAGCGCCGGCAAGCTCATCACCGCGGCCGAGTACGCCGATCTCGTGGCCAACGGGCTCGACGTGCTGTGCGTGGTCGAGCGCGGCACCACCGACGCCGATGGCGGCTACACGGCCGGCGAGAGCACCGCGCAGGCAGCGCTGGCCTGCGCGCGCGCGCTGGGCATCCCGGACGACGTGGTGATTTGCGCCGCGAACGACAAGCCCGGCTACAGCCAGGCCGACGTCGACTACGTGCGCGGCTTCCGCGACGTGCTCGGGCTCGGCCGCACGGGTGCCTACGGCTCAGGCCCGTACGTGGCGCTGTGCGCCACGCAGGGCGTGGCGAGCTGGCTATGGCAGTCCGGGAAGAGTCCGGCTCGAACGGGCACCACGGGCATCGTGTCGGCCTGGCAACGCAACGGCACGGCCGGCGATGCCAGCGACGGCCCGGCCACGCCGACCACGATCACCGTCGCGGGGGTTCCTTGCGACGTCAACAACATCTACACGCTGCCCTCGGAGGACGACGACATGACCCCTGACCAGTCCGCCAAGCTCGACGCCATCTATGGATCGCTCTACGTGACCAACTCGACACCCTACGAAGAGACGCTGTTCGACTCGGCCAAGAACAGCAAGGCACAGCTCGCGGCCATCACCGGCGCGCTGCCAGCCGTGCAGGCCGCGATCATCGCCGCGCTGCCCAGTCAGGGCGCGTCGCTGAGCGATGCGCAGCTTGCCGACCTCGAGGCCAAGCTGACCGCGGCGCTGCCCCAGGGCTGGGACGTCGCCATCACGCCGGCGCCGGCCACGACTGAGCCGCCTGCCGCACCCGCGAGCTGACCAGCGCGCAGCAGAACGGCCCGGGCGACTTCCCCTCGCACCGGGTCGTTCTGTGTTGGCGGTTTGATGTTGGTTACCGATTTCCGGAAATCGGACGGTGCGTATCCGCCAAAGGCACCTAGCGTTCCCTGGCCGGGAGTCGAACCCGGATCACCGGCTTAGAAGGCCGACACACGATCCATTGTGCTACCAGGGATACCTATTCCCCTCGATCAGGCCGACTTGTCCCAGGGGTCCTCGGTGGGACGGTTGGCCAGATACTCGCGAGCGGTCGCTTTGTCCGCATCCGTGGGCGCGTTGAGCACCCAGGCCATGGTAGCGAACCCCTGCGACTTGACCTGCCCGAGCCGGCCGAGCACGAGCCCGTTGCCCTGACCGCGCAACTTCTTCTTGAACGGCGGCAGGAGTTGAGCCGTGATCCGCTGGCCGCTGAACTGGAAACCGGACAGCTCGATCGGCACCGACTCGATCATGTCGGTCACCTCGCCATCGAGCACGACGGTATCGGTCTCGACCCAGACGTACATGTCGCCGGCCTTGGCGCCCTTGAGGGTCGACTCACGCTCGCCACTATCCTGCACGGTCACCAACAGGAGGCGACCCAACAGATCGTCCAGCTTGACGAAACCCTCGCGTGCTTCATCGAACGGGTCCACTTCACTCATGATCAGATTTCCTTTGGTTGGTTTGGTTGGCGCACCGGGCGCAGACGGGAATTATCTAAGAGTAACTCGCCAGTTAGATAATCAGCGCCCGGTGCGTGGTCCACTCTAATCCAGTGCGACCGAGTCTGTCTACTTGCTCTTGAGCCACTTCCACTTGGCCGGTGGATCTTCCTTGCTGTCCTTCTCAATGATCTCCTCGACCTGCGAGGCCAGCTTGTCCCGTTCGAGCCGATGCGCCCACCGGGCAAGCCGAGCATCGCTCTCGCGCTGCCGCTGGGCCTCATCGTCGCGCTTGCTCATCCGGCCAGCTCCCGGATCTCGGCCGCACGACGCCGGAACGCGTCGCGCATCAGCGACTCATCGACTGGATCGTCGGCCATGATCGAGTTTCGGGTGATCTCCGACCAGAGATGGCGCAGCTCGCCATCGCTCGCGCAGGCCAGCAGACGAGCCGCCCAATCGTTGCTCGGCTGGCCAGGCGCTGGCGGCACGAGCGGGAGTGCCAGATCCCGTACACGGCGCCATTCTCGCACGTCGTAGCAGAGTTGGCAGGCCACCAACGCCGGTTCTAGATCGACCTCGTAGATCGTGCACGGCGGATCCGCCACATCCTGATCGACCACCGGCAGATGGACCACGAGCGCCTTGCGCCTGCTGACTGCCGGCATCGCTTCCCAGCGCCACTCCTGTGGATTCCAGATGCCGTCAGCGTGCGCGTAGATGCACAGCTGGATCGCGATTTCGTTCCACCCGTAGGTGAGGTCACGGCCGGTCTTGAGGTCGAGCACGACGGAAATGCCGTTCCACATCGCCAGCCGGTCGAACGTGCCAGCGATGCTGTAGCGCTTCCACACCACGATGCGCTCGATCATGCCCGGCATCACCTCGATCCCGTGCGCTGCCAGCGTCGCCGCGTACTTGCGCACGTTGGGCTCATACTCCTGTGCGGCCTCGAACGCATCATTCCGGTCGTCCACAG